CCGAGAACGTTTTACCGTTACCCGACAGACCCGTAATGAACGTAGGGTAAAAGATACGGGACTGAATAATTTTTTTAATATCGTTAAAGTTACCAAACTTGACGAAGGTATCATCTTTATCAGGAATAAGATTTTGTTCCACAGAGGGAAGAGCGGCAGGTGCTTGATATGCCTGCTCCATTTTACCAACAACACTAGGAGTCACTTCCAGATTCCAACGACCACGACCAGTCTTGTAGTTTTCCAGGCGACGGGTCACAGTCTGAACGTTCAGACCGCGAGAAGCACAGAAACCTTTAAGGTCACCAGAAGTAATTTCAGAACCATACAGTTCTTTGATGGACTCAATCAGTTGGGCGTCGTTCACAGCAGACTTGCGAGGCATGATGTAGTTAGGTGTGTTTGTTAACTGAAGTTATTATACAAGCAAAAAGGGGGCAACTGAGTGCCCCCTGTGACAGTTTGAGAAGTGGACCTTATCAGTCCATTGTGAATCCCTTTTTCTTTTTGCTTGTAGTCGTAGGTGCAGGTCTTTCGAATGGAGTTCCATCCTGAACTAATCCATCCCCGTCACGATCACTAGCATTTTCATTATATCCAACAGGAGTTGGATCCGAAGCTGGTGCTACAGGTTCCTGAACATCTCCTAAAAGACTGAGAAACTTGGACATTTTTTTGAGAAGCGTTATCTGAAATTATTTATCAGGCAACGAGTTCTACAAACTCCCCAAGAATCTTTTTGTTCATTTTCTTGCCTTTAAGACTCTTCACAAAAGCATTTTTGATTTGTGCTTTGGAAGCACACTCAGCAACATCAAACTCTGCATCTTGGGAAAGTGCATTTGCAGAAATACCAAAGTAAGAATGATACCCAGACTTTTTCAGAGTAAATGCTTTTTCCTTTTTCCAAGCAATCATCGTTTTATCGTGCTCAGGACCATAATACCCACAGTAGCGGCGAATGAAAGTATTAGCGTCACGAGATTCGAGAACACGAATACCAATAAAGTTCACATCAGTAAACCTATCGCGCAAATTGCGAAGAAGAACATCAGTAAACTCCCACCAATCACAATCACAAGAATAGGTGTTACCAGTCTTGCGATCACGGAGAAAAGCATTTGCTCCGATAGTTGCAGTTCCAAGAAAAGGATCTGCTTCCCAGTTACGCTTAACTTCACGATGATACTTGATCATACAAGCCTCACCATCAGTCAGAATCACACACTGAACCTTTTGGAGATTATTTTCTTTCTTAAACTGAGGAAGAATCTGGTGAAGTGAAATAAGTGCCTCATTCAGAGGAGTTCCTGAAAGAGAAAGACCTAGAGGAGTGCTATAAGGACAATACTGATTGCGACCAAATCCAGCAGCAAGACGGAAGATATTTCGCATTTGTTCTTCCAGAGTCTTACCATTTACTTTACTGGTGAGCATATTCATCATAGAGAACCACTCACCAACCTGAACGAGACTATCTTTCTTCTCATAAGCAGATTCACGAAGATTTGCCTTACCATTCTCATCATAAGTTACCAACGGATAGTCAGTGGTAAAAGCATAAACCTCAAACGGAATACCAGTTTTCTTGCAAAACCATACAAGGTTGAAGAGTTGCTTGACAGTATCCAGCATTACATCTTGCATTGAACCAGACCAATCCAAAATAAAAATCAGACCGTGATTCTTACCATTAGCAAGAGTGGTGACTTTCTTAAAGAGGTCTTCATTGTATTTGTAGGTATGAAGTTTAGAGCAGTCAAGAACACCAGTACGGGCAGTGGTAGCACGAGCATAAGAGTCTGCCGCCTTACGGCACTCAAACTCTTTCACCAGATAGTTGACTTCTTTCTGTGCCGAACGCTTAAACTCAGCAAACTGCCTATCAATGTTACCAAACACATATTCATTAGTATATCCAGTCCTTTCGATAAACTCACCCCACTGTTCTTTACACTTATCATGAATCTCTGAATTAGGAACAGTGATTTTTTTCAGATCAAGTTTAGGAAGTTCGAGATAAACATTCTCATAACCACTATCATTGACAAGTTTTTTTAGTGCTTCTTCAAGAGAATCCATTGTCTTCACTTCAGGTTCTTCCTTAGTTTCTCCCCCAGTTTGTTCCTTAGTTTGTTCCTTAGTTTGTTCCTTAGTTTGTTGGGTAGGTTGTTGGGTAGTTTCGTCAGAAGCAGAACCTTCTTCACCATCAGACTCAGGTTGGTCGTTCTCACCAGGTTGCTGATCATCAAACTCATTTGCAGGATGATCTGTTGCACCACTATCCTGCGATTCCAGATTATCAAGATTAATTTTAACTTCTTCTTGTTGCTTTTGCTTGCAATACTTATAGAGTGCTTCTGCAGCAATCAGGACATCGGCAAAAGTCTCAGTATCGGCAATTAGATTGATGATTTCAGTTTCCTCACCACGCTCAATTGGCACGTTGGTATAGTTACCAATCTTAAACCAGAGGTTTGCACGGTCGGCAAGATTATAAGTTTCCAGATTGTCATCTTTGATTTGGAAGAAATCGTCGTCGGCAAGTTCCTTGTAACCGTTAAAGAAGGTCTTGCCAAGACCAGCATAACGACGCTTCATCAGTTTCTCAATACGAGCATCTTCCACCACATTCACGAACTGCGGAGGAATCTTATATTCTTTCAACCAGTCTTCATCAGGAGTATAGAGAGCGTGACCAACCTCATGACCCACCAGAAGGTCATAGACGGTGTTGCTTGCCTTCTCCCACATTGGCAGAGTCAGCACACGGGTATGGACGTTAAAGCAGGCAGTCTCCACCTTCTTGTGCTCAACCACAAGGTCTTCGGTCGCAAGGAGTTTAGCAAGTTGAGACTTGATTTCGTGATTGACGGTCATAGGTTTGTTTCGTATGGAACCATCATACAAAAAAAGAGGGTGGTGAAACCCTCTTATGTGCCAGTTTACAAAGTGACCTCAAGGCAACGAATGCCTTCTCTCCAGATCATTATGCATTTCAGCATCTTGACGATGCTTTGTGCGAATTACATCTCTTTGACGCCAAAAACCTTGACGAATTCTTTGCTCAGCCCTTTTGGTAGCAAGTTGATTATACATTTTTTGATGAGCAGCCATAGTAGGAGAACCAGCTTGCTCTAAGAATTCCTTAAGGGTTTTCATTTTATAAGGATTTTTAGATATTTATAAAGTGTCCATCGTGATGCCGTCAAGATGGTCTATCTCGTGTTGTATAATTCTTGCAGTAAGACCAGAATAAGTCTCAAAATGTGGTTTGCCTTTAAGGTCTCTATATTTGACCTTAATAGTTTCTGATCTGTTAATAGACAGATAAGTTTCAGGAATACTTAAACACCCCTCTTCCATCATACACTTATTTTCAGAAAACGCAACAATTTCTGGATTAATCATTATACGAATATTTCCTTCATCAGAAACTATAATGATTCTTTTAAGGACACCAACTTGGTTTGCAGCAAGACCGATACCCTCACTTTGGAGCATTGTATCGACCATCGAAGCGCAAAAAGTGCGGAGCGTATCGTCGATATTCGCAACTCTCTTTGCCTTTTGTGATAAGACTTTATCACCTAGAGTTCTGATGGTTAGCATAATCAGACACCATATCTAGTATATTATATATCAAAAAGAGAAGCGCCCTGTGAGAGGCGCTTCTTGAGTGCTTGGCGACGTGCCTTTGCTTGTCGGAGTGCTTGCGGTTTCAGTTTCCGCTTCTGCTCCTTTTTAGAATGGTGCTGCCAGTTTGGAGTGTTTGCCATCGTAAGCTCCGTGTATAAAAGTATTATACCAGCAGGAGCAAAGAATTTAAATGGCGTGTGCCACTTTAGAAACCGACCCCTGCCCGATGAATATCGTTGAGTTCACGAATGTATTTAACAAGTGGACTATCTGAAAACTGCTCTAGTTCATAATTATCTTTAATAAAGCAGTGTCCACCCCAACCAAAACTACCATCCCAACCAGGAACTTGAGTGTGAGAGGTTCCAATACGCTCATCCATTCCTGCCATATTTCTAAAGTCATCGAATGTAGATTCACACCCAAGATATTTGTGGACTCGATAAAGTTCATTATAAATTGTAACTTTTGCAGACAGAAAGAAGTTTTCTGCATACTTAATTAGGGCAGCACTACGAATATCAGTAATACCTACACGCTTTGTCTTAAGTTTAGGAAGTCTCTTAACAAAGATTCGAGCAACTTTCTTTGCTGCTTTTTCGTTTCCGCCAATAATACAGAAGTCTTGGTTCTGGAACTTCTCAATATTGTGACGAGAATCTAAGTATTCTGGACTGTGAAGAACGTGAATCTTTTTATACTTTTGCTGCGCCTCATAGTAGTAATTAGGATTTGCAGTTGACTTGCAGCAAACTGGAGTTTTAGATCCAATATGACTATTAACTTGAGTTAAAATATTATCAAGCAATCCATGATTATCTTCTTTGGGAGTATCTACACAAACAAAGACTGCATCAAATTTTTCACCACTGTGATTAGAAACAACATCATCACTTAGTTTAGGATCAATAATTACCTTTTCTTCATCGGTAAAAATAGAAGCGACGGCAGATCCAACATAACCGTGCCCAATGATCATTACTTTCATACCATTCTCGAAAAACCTTTTACTTTATCAAATTTTATCACATTCTCAAACTTATCATGTAAGTCTGATTTGTGAGAGATCACAAAGATATTAGCATCTTTAATAACATAGCGAATAATTTTTAGGAACTCATCAGTTCCAAATCCATCAAGTGAGGAATCAAATACCTCATCCATAATCAGCAGATTAGTATTGACGGAATTTTTGACTCGGGCGACTTCTCTCCAAGTGAAGAGAAGGGCAAGGTCGATTCTCATCTTTTCACCCTCACTGAAGGAACTATAAGAAAAGTCTTCGTGAATGGGTGACTTTACCGTTTCGTTAAACTCTTCATCAAGATTAAAATTAATATAAAAATCCATCATCTGAAGATAACGATTCACCTGCTGATTTATGAACGGAAGATACTTCTTAATGATCTTCGTCTTTACACCATCATCCCTAAGTAAGGAATGGGTAAAATCGTAATAAACGATTTCTTCTTTTTTCTTTGAAAGGTCTTCGAATGTTTTTTGGAGATTGTCTCGAAATTCTTCTAGCTTCTCATGCTCAGTATTTCGGTTTGCAAGGTTTTCGGTAATAACTTGAATTTCATTTTCAAGATCTCGGATTTGTCTCTGGTTGAGCGAAATGCGAGTATTGTTTTGAGAAATCTCATGATTGAGTTTCGTAATCTCCTTAGATAGAACTGTGAATTGACGCTCTCGTTCCTGTTCTAACTTTATAGTCTCCTCAAGTTCCTGAAAACCTTTCTGGAGTTCCTTTGCTTTATTTTGAGCGTCTGTAATTCTATTTAACCGAAACTCTTCTTCTATCGTTTGAGTACAAGTAGGGCAGACCGTATTTTCTGTAAAGAACTTATGCTCTTTAGTAATTACAGATACTTTTTGAGAGATTTTACCCTTAAGATTGTTAAGCTTTACTAACTTATCATCAGCACCGATAAGTTCTTCCTGATCTTTAGTGTATGCAAAAATCTGCTCTTCGGTTTTGGCACTTTCAGTCATATAAATGCCAACTTCTGCATCTAAATTGGCAATCTTTTCTTTATTGGCATTTATATTGGCATTACCACGATTCTCAAGTTCCTCAATGAAACTCTGCTGCATCTTAAGTTTTTCTTTAATAGAATCTTTCTTAAATTCTAAAGATCTAACCTGCTCTTTCTTCTCACGAATTTTATCTTTGATCAAATTATTCATCGCAGAAAAAATACGAATATCCAAAAGATCTTCGATAACTTCCCTACGATTTGATGTAGTCAATTGCATAAAGGGTACAAAAGTGCTACTACCCAAGATTACAATTTGAGTAAAAGACTTATAGTTTACCTTCAGAATATTTTCTTCCAAGATCCTTTGCATTGCACGGTCATCTGCCTCTTTGTGTAAAGGAGTTCCGTTTACCTCAATATCAAAAACACTTGGTTTAATACCGCGACGAACAAGATAATCCCTATTGTTAAGAGAAAACTCAATCTCAACAAGACAATCTCTTTCGTTAGTTGTGTTGACTAACTGAGGTTTATTGATTTTACGAAATGGTTTATTAAAGAGAACAAATGTAAGCGCATCTAAAACTGTTGACTTACCTGCTCCATTTGTTCCAATAATCAGATTCGTGTTGTACTCTTGAAAATTAATTTCCGTGAATTGGTTGCCAGTGCTTAAGAAATTTTTCCACTTAATTTTTTTAAAAACTATCATTCTGAAAGACTCTTAGGAGGAATTACAATATCGTTTGGTGTAATCACAGCATACTTATAATTATACACTCTACACGTATTAATTGCAAGGTCAGGATCAACCTCAATAACATCCATCTCTATATCTTCATTATCTTCCAACATTAAAGCATAGCGAACTGCATCATCTTCTTCCTGAAAGAGAAAAAGAACTTTATCTCCCTGTTCATCCTTTACAGCATAAGCACCATCATCAGTTTTGCCTTGTACTGTAAGAATAAACATTACTCTACCTCGCAAGCTTGTTTATACAATTCTTGTAATAGATTCTTGATTAAAAACTTATCAAACTCAATTTCAGACTCATCAATATACCTATTTAAAATAGATAACGTATTTTCAGTTTCCTCAACTGCAAAATCTTCATTCTCAATGATATCAAAATTTTCTACAATTTTCAGTTCCTGTATTCCAGAAGAATACAATTTGTCAATAAATTTCTCAAAAGATTTTGGATTTGTTTTTTTACGAACGATTACCTTAACAATTTTGTTTGCATACTCAGTGGCATCAAACATTTGATAAGGAGTATCCTCATAATAAACATTATAAAACAATTTATAAGGATTATTAACTGGCGTATGAGTAAGGGTATCCGTATCAAAAATATGAAAACCCCGAGTATCATTCACATCATTCCAGAACATCTCATAAGGATTTCCTAGATAAAAGATTTTTCCATTATCTGATCTAGTATGATAGTGCCCAGAATAGACACGTTCAAACTTCTCAAATAGTTCACATCCCATACCATCTTCCATGACGTGTCCTCGATGAGCTCTAAATCCGTTGAGCTCAAGGTGCCCCATCGCACACTTGCAAGATACCCCTTTAATAAGTTTGACAGTGCTTTCATAATTCTCCTGGTTAATCCAGGGAATAAAAAGGACTTTTAGTTTATCCAATTTAACTTCTGTTGCTTCAGAATAAACGATTACATTTTTATATTCCGAAAGCAGTAGATTAACCGAATTAACAGTGTTTGTATTTTTATAATAAGCAGTATGATTACCAACAATAGTATGAACTGTTATGCCAAGATCTCTTAACTTATTGTAGTAATTTTCTTTTGCCCACTCCAAAGACCAAAGATCAATATTTCTACGGTTATCAAAAGTATCTCCCATATCAATAACAACTTTAATGTTATTCTCTTCCAGATACGGGAAAAAAACATTTTCATAAAATAATTTAAAGTGATCATGCAAATACTTAGACCCTTTACGGGCACCAAAATGCTGATCAGTTATGATTGCAACCTTCATCTACCGCGATACTGAATGTTATCTTTAATCGTATTATAGTCTGAACTACTGCCAGAAAGCAAGCTGTCGTCAATCATCATAACCTCATCAAAACCAGTTCGTTCGATGATTTTAGTTTTGATTTCGAGTTGCTTCTTCTCCTTCTGAATACGACGGAGAAAAGCGTAGTGAATGATTTGAGTAAAATAAGCAAAAGGGTTCTTTGACTTTTCTGGATCAAAGTTGTGAATATACTGAATACAATTTTCAATACCATCAGAGATCATATCATCTCTGAACATATAATTGACAAAATTTGGTTTATATGAAAGGTGGGTAGCAATTTTTAGAAAACACTCTCCAAGATAATTACTGATACGTGGCTTGGGAAGTCCTTTTTCTCTTGCATCTAAAAGTTTAGTTCGATAAACAATGAGTGCTTCTAGCAACTCCTTGTTATTGACATAATGTTCTGGTTTTTTCTTTGGCATAGCATACTCTTATTAATAAATTTAATATCAAGTATCAGAATTATACCATACTCTGTTAGGACTTGACAACTATTGATTTTATGAGTAGAATCACTTTGTTAGAGTTGATGAGATAAGTAATAGCTTCAATTATCTTTAACGTTATTATAAAGATCTTCTAAGATCTTTCGAGCATCATCAACGGAAGATACATATCCCATTTTATCAGATACTTTGACTGGTTCAGAAGAATCCTCAAGATTTGGAAAAGGACGTTTTGTTGAGTATTCTTCCAAGTATTCTTGATAGAATTTGATCATATTTTTATCTTTAACTTCTGTCATTGTGATAATTTTTTCTAAATTTACAACATAAAAATCATCATTAGAAAATTTAATCCAGGGTTCTAACTTTAAAAGAGTTCCTTTTGACTTTGGAATGTATTTTAATATTACAGGATTTTGCATTACAATGACAGCAATTTCTGTTGTATTATCAATACAAACCAAAGAGAAGACTTCTTCTCCAGAAACCATTTTCAGTATCGCGTAAAATTCTTCTCCCATCATTTATTATTGACTAAACAGTTTCCGATGACAAGATAATCTATATTCATATTTAGAAACGCTTGGACTGCATCACCTGGAGTTTCTACAATTGGTTTTCCATTATCATTAAAAGATGTATTTAATAGTACGGGAATTTTAGATATATTATTAAATTTTTCTAATAATAAAGTTAATTTAGAATTACATTCATTATTGACTGTTTGAATTCTACAAGTATTGTCTTCGTGAGTTATTGCTGGAATTTTACTTCTCTTTTCTTCTTTTACTGTTTGTGAATAGCACATATATGGACTATCGAATCCTTCCTCAAAATAATTAGAAACAAATTCTTCTAATATAACACCAGCAAATGGTCTCCAATATTCTCTATGCTTTACTTTATCATTTAAAATATTTTTATTTTCTTTTTTATTGGGGTTCATTAATATTGATCTAGATCCAAGAGATCTTGGTCCATATTCAGATCTTCCCTGAAACCATCCAATGATTTTATTATCGTTTAATAGATTACTGACTACCTCACATAATTCTTCATAACAAGAATATTCTATGTGCTCAGTATCTTTTATTGCTTCTTTAATCTCACTATCAGAATATTCTTTACCCAATAGTGCAACATTTTTAGGTAATGATATGGTTTCTTTTTGTTTTGCTACCCCATAAGCAGCTGCTCCGAAATGTAATCCAGGATCACTAACGAATGGAGATATGTAAATATTTTTTTCTGGAAAATGTTTTCTAAGTAAGGTATTTCCTAAAATATTTAAAAATACTCCCCCAGACAGACATATATTTTTTTCCAAATAACTTTTATCTTCTAATACTCTAAAATAGTCTAATAATGTATTTTCAAAAATAGTTTGTACATAAGATGCTTTATCTTCTGCACTTAGATTTGCAATTCCAGTCGAAAACATTGTTTGATCATCAACTGGAATAACCTTAAAATACATTGATGGATATCCCAATTCAGTAATTTCATAATGATGTAAAACATCAAATTTACTAAATTTTTTTCCATATGCGGATAATCCCATCACTTTACCCGCAAAAGTTTCTACATATCGATGATCTATTGGACTGATATTTTTATTAATTTTTTGACAATAAATGTGATGAGCCCAAGATTGATAATATAAACCTATAACATCTCTAGTTGCAAAATGTTTAAATACATGATTCTTCTTATCAAAATATCCAAAAGAAGAAGTTTCTAGATATAATTGTTTTGTTGTATCTGCTGTTATATTACTTCCACCACCATCAAAAACGACATAACAACCATCATTAAAATCACAACTGTATATTGATGAATATGCATGTGCCTCATGATGAGAAATTATTTCATATTTTGCATTTGGAAATTGCTGAGTAAGAAATCTATCAAGTTTTCCAAGACTATGATTAAAATGAAATTGTCTATCACCTAAAGAAGGTAGTATGATTAAATCAATATCTTCTTGAGGTAAATTTGCTAAAGAAAGGCAATAATCAATGGAATTTTTGGGCCAATTTCCTTCGTATTTAAATTTTGTCAGTCTTTCTTCTTGTATACTGCAAACATGCTTACCATCAATGAATAACGTTGCACCAGAATCATGGGTCCAGTTAGTATCATTGTGAGTATCCCAATTTAAAGCACCGTATAATCCAAGTATTTTCATAGTATCAATTTTTTAAGTTAATATTTACAATATCATAATTAAAGTTTTCTTCGTTATAAACTTTGATTCTTTCGATTAAGTGATTGAGTGTATAATTTTTTCTTGACTTATAACTGATATCATCTGCAATGTCGTACAGAGTTGCTTTTGTCTTATTATCGCTTTTTCTTAAGACTCTTCCGATTGATTGGAGGTTTCTGATTCTTGATTTACTAGGGGAAGCAAAGATAACATTATGTAGATTTCTAATGTTGATA